GTTATACTTTCCCAGATTATATGCGGGAACTACTGATGGTTGCGGTTTACACTTAAATGAAGAATCAATCCTAGATTACAAACAAACTAATAAACCTAAAAAACAAGAGTGGATTGAGGATTACTACTTACAATTAACTGCTTATGCTCTAGCACACAATGAAGTACATGGTACAAACATACGTAAAGGTGTTGTGCTAATGTGCGTAAGCCCTAAATTAAATGAGCAGTTAATTATGACAGAAGAGCCTAAATATCAGGAGTTTATATTAAGGGCAGAAGAATTTGACTACTGGGAAAAACGCTGGTGGGATAGGGTGGAGCAGTACTATAAACAGAACTGATAAATATCCTATATAGAGGATATTATTATGGCAGTTGTGCAAATCAGCCGTATTCAAATACGTCGAGGAAAATCATTAAGCGGTACAGGTTTACCACAGTTAGCATCAGGTGAACTTGCGTGGTCGCTTGATACCCAAGAATTATACATTGGAAATGGATCTGTCGCAGAAGGTAGTCCTGCCGTAGGAAATACTAAGATCCTTACAGAAAGAGATTTAACTGTTCAAGGTAACTTATTAAATCTAATACAACATATTTACAAATCAAACGATCCTGCTATTCAAACAGGACCTACCAGTAACGATCCAATATCAAGACAAACACAAGATCGTTTAGATGATCGAGTTACAGTAGCAGACTTTGGTGCAGTTGCAGATGGCACAACAGATGACACAGAAGCACTACAACGTGCTATTGATCAGTTGTTCCTAAACCCAACAACAGCTGCTTCTAGCGACACAGCCGATGGTACAAGAGCAAGAGTTATTTTAGAACTAGCACCTGGTATTTACAAAACAACACAAACACTATACATTCCAAGTTACGCTACTCTTATAGGTGCTGGCCGTAATAAAACAATTATTCGTTACGAAGGTATTGCAGGGTCTGCTGTTCAATTTATTAATGACGACTCAACAATAGGAAACCCAAGCGCAATTGGCAATACTCTTGGAAATACACAACCACGAAGTATTGCTATAAGAGGAATTTCTTTTGTATGTACTGCAACTGATCATACCGGTTTAAAACTTGATGCTGTAAGAGATAGCACATTTGAAAATATTATAGTTGCCGGAAGTTGGGGTAATACATACGATCCAGACAGCAAAGGAATCTCTTTAAACGCTGTATCATCAATTGTTACATGTGCAAATAATATTTTTAGAAATGTAGTTGTTTCGGGATTTAGTTATGGTGTATGGGCCAAACAAGATATTTTAAACAATACCTTTGAAGACTGTCGCTTTTTTGATCTAAGACACGGTGTGTACTTAGGAGAAGCAGCTGACGGAACTACAGTGGGTGAACAATACGGCCCAAGAGAAACTTCATTAATTGCCTGTAAGTTTGAGGATATAAAGCGCCAAGGGTTTGTTGTTGAAAGAGGTTCAGGCAATTCAACAAGAGATTGTAAATTTACAAACGTTGGCAACAATGGTGCTGGAGTTTATTTCCCAGAGTACCCTCAGATATACTTTGATTCAGTTGGAAACTCAAGTGTTAATGATCAATCAGATAGACAAGACTTTTTAATTTCAAAGGCATTTACTGTCGATTTGGAATTAAATCAACCAATCACAGCAACAAAAGGAAGTCTTGTAAAACAAAATGTAACCAACATTCAAGGCACACTAAAAGAAGATTACGATAGTGCAACTACTATTTCTGTTGTTACACAGTACGTTACTTCATTTACTAATTTTAATAGCATAGTAATTAGCAACATTTATAATCCAGGCGACTTAACTACTATTGACATTGTTGGTTCGAGCACAGTATCAAATGCATTTGAAACATCTACAACAACAGCACAAATGATAGTTGGTGCTGCAATTACATTCAATGGAACATCTGGCGGAGTAGTAGCTGGCACAACATACTATATCAAAGAAATAGTAGATACATCACATTTTAAAATTGTAAACAACTATCTAGATGCGTTCGACGTCGGAGTTTCAGCTAGACCACTTAGCACAAGTGCTGGGTTAACAGGATTCTTTGGATCATACAAACCAACAGTTACTCCTACTAGTGTAGGATCCTTAACAATGGTGCCTTATATCCCAGAAATTACAGGTGAAGTTTCTTATTCTTCATATGGAACTAAGAAAGCACTTGTTGGATACATGCCTAGTTGGTCACTGGTTGCTGTTTTCCCAGTGCCATCGACTATAAACGGCACACCTTCTAAGTCAGTTAGTTACGATGTTCGATACAAATATAAGAGTACTGCAAATGATTTTACCAGAACTGGTACCCTTTCATTTACAGTTGATGTTGATAAGAGTGCAACACTACATTCAACACAAGCTCAATTATCAGATGATTTTAGCATAGTTGGTTTATCACAAGATGACGCTTTGAAATTGGAGTTCTCGGTGATAATATTAAATCAATATGGTGAAGCTCTGTCTGGTTTGAGTGATGTTCCGTCCAGTATTGCTTTGAGATACAAACAGGCACTAGTTGGTGAAACACTAAGCGAACTATCATACTCGTTTACAGCTAGTCATTAATTTGGTTACAATTAAAGCCAAAGATGCTTGATCTTTAAAATAAATGCGTATATAATTTAATGCGCTGGTATGATAAGGTCTGTGACTCTAAAAAATAATTTCAAATTCCTATTAAATCAACGCTACAGCGTTGGTTACCGTAATGTTTTTGACTTTTGATCAGAGTCACTAAATACTTCCTAAAACAATAATCGACCCATTCAATTAACCGAGCGAAGACAGAGATGAACAATATTACAGTAATTAAAAGATCCGGAAAACGCGAACCATTAGCAGTAGAAAAATGGCAAGCACAAGTAGCAAAAGTTTGTAGTGGAATCGCTGATGTAAGTCAGTCGATGATAGAAATCAAAAGTCAGCCTCATTTTTATGATGGCATCACTACACAAGAAATCGACGATATAACTCTACGTGCTATTGTAGATTTGATTGATGTAGAACACAATCCTGATATTGGACATACCAATTATCAATTTGTAGCAGGTAAACAACGTTTATCGATGTTGCGTAAAGACGTATACGGTGACTATCAAGTTCCACACATTTATGAAATAGTCAAAAAGAATATTGAAGTTGGTTTGTATACACCAGAACTTCTAGATTGGTATACTGAAGAAGACTGGAACAAAATGAACGATATGCTTGACCATGAAAAGGACGAGCAATACAGTTACGCAGCTATCGAACAGTTAATAGAAAAGTATCTCGTGCGTAACCGAGCTACAAAGGAAATCTATGAAACTCCCCAAATTCGTTATATGGTTGCAGCCGCGACTGTCTTCCATAAAGAAGAACCTAACACAGCCCGTATGCGTTACATCAAAGAGTACTACAACGCGGCTTCAGATGGTTTGTTTACTCTTGCTACTCCTGTCTTGGCAGGGCTTGGGACTCCTACTAAACAGTTTTCTAGTTGTGTTCTTATCCGCAGTGACGATGATTTGGATAGCATATTTGCTAGTGGGGAGATGATGGCAAAGTATGCCAGTAAACGTGCGGGGATTGGATTGGAAATCGGTCGACTACGCCCATTGGGCTCCCCAATTCGCGGTGGCGAAATCATGCATACTGGTATGATACCATTTTTAAAGAAATGGTTTGGTGACTTGAGGAGTTGTTCACAAGGTGGTATTAGAAACGCATCTGCTACAGTTTTTTATCCTATTTGGCATCATCAGTTTGACGACCTTATTGTCCTTAAGAATAATCAAGGAACTGAAGAAACTCGCGTTAGACACATGGACTATGGAGTGGTCTTATCAGCTTTCTTCTGGCGTCGTTTTAAAAACAAAGAAGATATTACTTTCTTTGATCCTAATGAAGTACCTGACTTGTACGAAGCTTTCTACAGTAACACAGAAAAGTTTGAAGAGCTTTATGTTAAATACGAACGTCAGAAAGGTCTACGCAAAAAGACTATGGCCGCGGAGGAAGTATTCAAGGGTGGTATTCTTAAAGAGCGTACTGACACCGGACGCATTTATCTTGTGTTCGTCGACAACGTTATGAACCAAGGACCGTTTGATCCTGAGTATCATACAATTTACCAGAGTAACCTATGCTGTGAAATACTTTTACCAACTAAGCCTTTTAAGCGCCTGGATGATGCTGACGGTCGCATTGCTCTATGCACACTTGGTAGTATCAACTGGGGAGCATTCCGCAATCCTGAGGATATGCGTAGGGCTTGCCGTATTCTTCAACGCAGTTTGTGTAATATATTGGATTATCAAGACTTCCTCAGTATTCAATCAGAACTCAGCAATAAAGAAATCCAACCACTAGGAATTGGCGTTACTAATCTAGCATATTGGCATGCCAAGCGTGGACTCAAGTACGGCGATAAAGACGCACTACAAGATGTAAAAAGTTGGATGGAACATCAAGCATATTATCTAACCGAAGCTACAGTTGAGTTAGCCAAAGAGCGTGGTGCTTGTCTACACAGCAACAAGACTCGATACGGAAAAGGAGTATTTCCTTGGGAACTAAGAGCTAAAGGAGTAAACGAACTTGCTGACTTTACACCTGAGCTTGACTGGGAAACACTTCGCACAAACATGAAACAATATGGAGTACGCAATGCAACTCTTATGGCAATTGCCCCTGTGGAAAGTTCCAGTGTTGTTATTAATAGCACTAATGGCATTGAAATGCCTATGTCGCTTATTTCAACTAAGGAAAGCAAAGCAGGTTCCTTTACACAAGTTGTCCCTGAGTATCATAAACTCAAAAACAAATATCAAATGATGTGGGAACAGAAAGACTGTGCCAATTACTTAAAAACAGCAGCAGTACTAGCGGCTTATGTGGATCAGAGTATCAGCACAAACACATTCTACAATCCAGCACATTTTCCAGAACGCAAAGTTCCAACTACACTAATTGCTAAAAACTTAATGCAGGCACACCTGTGGGGAATCAAAACATTCTATTATAGTTTGATTAATAAAGCAGGAAGTAAGGCTGTTGAAGTTGCACAAGAAGTAAATGGACATCACACAGCTGGAATGAATGGGCATCATGTTGAAGTAGAACTATTAGAAGAAGACTGCGAGGCATGTAAATTATAATGGACGCTTACGATTTATACCAGGAAATATTTAAGGCCTGGCAACAAGTTGCCTACAAACCAAATGCCGCAACAATCAAAAAAGATTGGAATGAAACTCCTGTGTATGTTAATGGTAAACAAGTTACAGGAGTTAAAGTAGTAGACGGAAAAATTGAATTGGAAACAAAATGAGTCAAGCACAATATAACTTAAACACAAAGACAGATTACCTAGCAAGAAAAATGTTTCTTGACCCAGAAGGTCCTGTTACTATTCAACGGTTTGAAGAAGTAAAATATAAAAAGATTGCAGACTTTGAAACTACAGCTAGGGGATTCTTTTGGGTCCCTGAGGAAGTTAGTCTAACAAAAGACGCACAAGACTTTAAGGATGCATCAGATGCAGTTAAACATATCTTCACTAGCAACCTGCTTAGGCAAACTGCTCTTGACAGTTTGCAAGGTCGCGGCCCAAGTCAAATCTTTACTCCGGTCGTAAGCCTGCCTGAGTTAGAAGCACTAGTCTATAACTGGACATTCTTTGAGACTAATATTCATAGTCGTAGTTACAGTCATATCATTCGCAACATCTACAACGTGCCTAAAGAAGTGTTCAACACTATTCACGACACTAAAGAAATTGTAGACATGGCGTCAAGCGTAGGTAACTACTACGAAGCACTACATCAAATCAACTGTCGAAAAGAAGCAGGTGAAAAGATAAACGAAAAAACACACATTAAAGCAATTTGGATGGCACTTAACGCCAGCTATGCATTAGAAGCATTCCGCTTTATGGTATCGTTTGCTACAAGTCTAGCAATGGTAGAGAATAAAATCTTTATTGGTAACGGTAACATTATTAGCCTTATCCTACAAGATGAATTGCTACACAAAGGGTGGACTGCTTTCCTTATTAATCAAGTCGTTAAGGAAGATACTCGTTTTGCTGAAGTAAAAGCAGAATGCGAAACTGAAGTGTACCAAATGTATATAGATGTTATACGTGAAGAAAAAGAATGGGCTGATTACTTGTTTAAGAAAGGACCAGTTATCGGTCTCAATGCCAACATTCTAAAAGACTTTGTCGATTATACTGCTGCTGGCGCATTAAAAGATATTGGCATTAAGTATAACAATCCATCGCCAAAGTCAACACCAATTCCTTGGTTTAACAAACATAGTGATACGAGCAAAAAACAAACAGCCTTACAAGAAAGTGAGTCAACCAATTATGTTATTGGTGTTATGTCAGATGCTATTGACTATGAAGCTTTACCAAGTTTATAATGTAATTTTAAGGAAATACTATGATTAAAGTTTATACCAAAAACAACTGCCCATTTTGCGACCAAGCTAAATCCTTGTTAGAAAGCAAAGGCAAGATGTACATTTCCGTAAACATTGAGGAAAATGAATCAGAAAAAGAATTCTTAATCGATCAAGGTCTTCGTTCTGTACCTCAAATTTTCAAAGACGGAATTTTAATTCCAGGCGGGTTCCAAGGACTTGCAGGAAAACCAGAAGAATTTTGGACAACACTATAAAGGAAAACTATGTTAATTGATAAAGGCGTATCCGCAGGCGAAGTAGTTACATTAAAACTTACAAGCGGCGAAGAACTTGTTGCAAAACTTACAGAAGAAACAGCAACGTATTACAAATTAAGCAAACCAATGGTTATTGGTATGGGACAAAAAGGACCTGGACTAATGCCATACCTTTTCACTGTTAGTCCCGATAAAGAAATCAAATTACTTAAAACTACAGTTACAGTCTGTGAAGCAACTGATAAAGGGTTTGCTGATCAATTCATTGAAAGTACTACCGGTATTAAACTAGCATAAATATCCTATAAGTTAGGAGATTTATATGGCAACAGTAATTACAATGACAGGGCCAGGTACAACAACAGTGGATCTAGATCCAGTAGCATTAGCTATTGGTGCATCAACAACGGCAATGACCGCCAACTTAAAAGGTATCCAAGCTGCTTGTAATGAGATTAATAAAGCAATACGTGAAATGAAAAATCATACCAGCGTAAGTTCTAAATCATTACAAGATCTACAAATTGCCGTTGCCAGTATTGCTACAGCAACCGCGGCTCAGACAGTGATTCAAGCTGCCGCCGCCAGTAATCAAATTAAAACTAACAACTTCCAAGTTGCAGCAACTAAATCGTCTTTAGAAGAAACTGGACAAAAAATTCCTGTTGAACCGCCAATTGTTCAACAGATTACAGAAACAGTAAAAGACTCCGTGCAGATGAATAGTATTGCTGTTGCTGAAGGTGCGGTGACTTCATATATTTCTACACAAGCCGCAGCTCTTGCAACATGGATAGCAACGACAGAAACTTATCGTGGTATAGAAAGTTTCTTAAGTAAGGCAAAGAACACTTTACTTGGAACTATTTTACCTCCAACACCTGGCGATGTAAAGAGTGCCATCACTGGTGCTGGTGTGTTGCCAGACCCGACTGCTAACATAGGCTAAAATGTCTCTCGGCGGAAAATATATTTCAATTGCTAATCCTCAACCGGGTACTACAAATACTCCATACCCGGCCGGTTCTACTCCGCCTTTTAGTCCTGTAACCGTTACAGTAAGTACTGATCATGCATACCTTATTGGAGTATACTACGGAGAAATTATATTCTTACTCGAAGGCATACAAGCATCTCTAAACGAAATCAATAAAGGCCTGCGTGAAATTGATCATTATTGGAAACAAATACCTCCAGCAGTAGATAACCTTCCAATAGCAGTGGCTTCAATAACTCCAAACATATCTACTAAATCTATAGTATTAGCGGCCAAAGCAACTAATCAAATTAAAACAAATAATTTTAATGTTAGCCTTCAAAAACAAGCAGGAGTTGTAGTGCAAGAACCAGTAATGGCAACACAAATCTTAAACGGAATTAAAGATGCCAATGTTATGAGACAAGCTGTTGTTGCCGAAACAGCAGTGGTCCAAACTACAACATACGCAGCAAATACTGTTGTAGGATGGATAACAGGAACAGAAACTTATAAATCAATAGCAGAATATTTTGCAAAAATAAAAGATCGTCTGCTAAAAAATATATTACCTGCTACTGCTGCCGATGCTAAGAGTGCGGCGGTTGGTGCAGGAACTTATCCTCTCCCTTATACACAATAATCATGCCAGCTGTCGCTAGAATATCCAAAGATTATGCAAGAGAGCTGCTCAAAGTTGCTCCTCAAACAACTGTTTTCTTAAATGATGCTCCATTTGTAGCGGCCACAGAGGGATCAAAAACAGTAAAAGGTGATACAGTGGTATCTAGTATTGTTACTGTTTATGTTGAAGATAAACGGATAGCTGTAGTTGGAGCAATCATGGCATCAGGCGCTACTATTAATACTGGTAGTCCAGATGTGGATGCAGGCAAAATTGGCCCTTAATCAAATCCTTTGACATTACCATTCTATTTTGCTAAATTACTTGTAGAGCACATAGCTCACCATAAGGAGAATTAATATGGCACAAAATAGACACGCTGAATTCACAGCAATAGTAGAGGCAATGGAAGGCGATTTCGAAAAGTTTTACGACAAAGAAGTAGGTGCAGCAGGAACTCGTGTTCGCAAGCATTTACAAGAACTAGCCAAACTTTGTAAAGAAGTTCGCAACGACGTTACAGCAGTTAAAAACGCTCGCAAGGAAGCTTCTGGCAAATAATAAATACCAAAATGGGAATTTGGTATGGCATACAGCGACAAAGTAATCGATCATTATGAAAACCCTCGTAATGTGGGTAGTTTTGATAAGTCTGATCCTAGCGTGGGTACCGGAATGGTTGGCGCACCTGCTTGTGGCGATGTCATGAAATTGCAGATTAAAGTCAACGATCAAGGCATAATTGAAGATGCTAAATTTAAGACTTATGGTTGCGGTAGTGCTATTGCCAGTTCTAGTCTTGTCACTGAATGGCTCAAGGGCAAGACACTTGACGAGGCAGGTACTATCAAGAACTCAGATATCGCAACTGAACTTGCTCTACCGCCCGTTAAGATTCACTGTAGCATATTGGCAGAAGACGCTATCAAAGCGGCAGTAAATGATTACCGTAACCGACACAGCCAATAAAAAAATTAAACAACTACTTGAAAAACGTGGTAAAGGTGTAGGTATTCGAGTAGGAGTTAAAACCACAGGCTGTAGTGGATTGGCATACACTATAGAATATGTTGATGAGTATATTGCGGAACTGGGTGTAACTAACTACGCCCAGCCCGAATTTGTAGTTCTTGTTGACGCCAAAGCCCTGCCATACCTAAACGGGCTAACAATAGATTGGGTTCGAAACGGACTGAACGAAGGGTTCGATTTTATCAATCCAAACGAACGTGATCGCTGCGGATGCGGCGAATCATTTCGAGTATAAATCAAAGCTACTTGACATAATTTTGGTATTATAGTATAATACTGGAATAGTCATTACTTTTGGAGAAAAATATGAGTATGCATTTGGAAGGTCCGTGGTTGTCAACTACTGGCAAAAAGAAAGGCAAACAAAAATTTCGCTCAGCAGAACATGCTAGAAAGGCTAGAGAATTGGACGAATCATGGAAAGAGCTCCAAAAGAAATGGGCAATAGAAGCAGAAGATAAAAAACGTAAACGTGGTCTGGCCGCTCCAACTATAAGTCCAGTGGTTAACAAACCGTTTATTAGAGATACAGGATCAAGGATTCCTAGTTTGGATCCTACAAATATGGCACCGTGCCTTAAAGCACCAGATAAAGTTTATACTGGTACAATGATTAAAGGCATTGGAACCATGCATAAAAGCAACGCTGTACCCATTTTTAGCAACGAACAAGCGGTAGAAATAAGTAAAATGCGTAGATAATTTAAAAACTTATGTTTTTATCAGAGACACACAGGCATAACTATATATTGTACCTAAAAAATAAGGTACCATTTTTGCAAGGAGATGCCAACGGCCAAAACTTTTTATTAACGGCGCTAGCGACGCCTGTTCCAGCGTAAAGGAGAAACGAAATGATACGCATCATAAAATTTATAGTATTCGCCCTAGCTATGCTAGCGGTGACATTCGCAGGGTATAAGGCAGTTAATTATAAACTGGAAACCCTCAAGACAGCTCGCATAGAAGTGAGCAACGTTACAGCAAGTATGAGACAGAAACAACTAGACTGTCTAGCTCGTAACATATACCATGAAGCAGGCTACGAACCATTTGAAGGTAAGGTAGCAGTTGCACAAGTTACAATCAATCGTGCAGAAAGTGGACAGTTCCCTAGTGACATCTGCCAGGTTGTTTATCAAAAGAACATAGTGTATGAAAAAGTGCTTTGCCAATTCAGCTGGTACTGTGATAGTGCTAGTCTAAAGAAACCAATGAATGGCCCAGTTTATTATGAGTCTATGGAAGTCGCAAAGAAAGTCCTATTGGAGGGATTTAGACTTGACTCTGTTAAACAAGCATTGTATTATCATGCTGACTATGTAAACCCTAAATGGGGTAAGAAACCAATTGCCAAAGTTGGTAGACATATTTTTTATAAGTGAGGACTGACATGAACGTAGAAGTTGTAAAGAAATTTACACAAGATTTGTTTAATCTTGATCTTTGGGTTGCAAACATCAAAGAACATGCACCTCACATTTCAGCAGAAACAGCAGGATGGGTTGCCGTAGTGTTGCTACACATGGCAACCATTCCTACTATGATTGCTGTGCTTACAGGACTAACTGAAAAAATGCCACCAGTTGACATGGTGCTTTTCAGTTGGTTAGGGCTGTTTTTATTCTTTATTAAAGCAACAATCCAGAAGGATTTGCTTAATATTGTAACCATTGGCTTTGGATTCTTTGTCCAAGCCGGCTTGTTGGCATTGATTGTTTTCAAGTAAAATAACGATAAATATTAGATATTAAGGAGCATCAAAATGCCATCAGGATTCGTACAAGATACAAACCAATTAAGCCCAGGCTTTTACCGTGTCGTTATTGACATGTCTGGCTATCCAACAGAAACAGGTAATACAGGCGGTGCAGTTACACCAACCAGCTCAGACAACGTGGGTAACGGTGTTAACCAAATTTCAGCAAAGCCAACCACACTATCACTAGGTCAAGACCGTGCTCGCGGAAATATGCGTTTCCGCAACATTGTAAACAGACTAAGTGGTGTAGGTGATTGTCAGATTCTAGACATTGAAGTCGGCGGCCAAACAACTGGCGATAGTCAAGCAACAAGTTTAGCATTTACTGTAAAATATGAACGCCCACAAGATTTAACCAACAGCATTAGAGCAGCAGTTTATGCAGAGTCTGGTTCTTACAACAACGCAGGTAGTGTAGCAATTACAACAACACTACTAGGTTTAGAAGAATTAGTTGTCCGTGGTGTTCGCGATGCTACAACAGCAAACGTTCGTGTATACAATGGAACAGCAGGCACTGACAACATGTTATCAATTACAGTTGCCGCTCCTGATACTGCTTCTAACGTCTTAGCAGATGTTACAGTTGCACTAATCGACGGCACCGAACTTGTAACAACAGACGAATCAGGAACAGCAGAATAAGGCATCTGATGATACTAGCTTGGTTACTACTCCTAACTGGCTTAACAATATCCGCGGTAGCGATCTATTACTCAGTAGTAGGTCTTACCGCAATATTTTCTGCCGCCGCCATTCCGATTATCATAATGGGATCGGCACTGGAAGTAGGCAAGTTAGTCTGCGCCAGTTGGTTAAAAGCCAATTGGGAACGTGCTCCACGTTTCATGAAATATTACATGATTACCGCAGTTATGGTTCTCATGCTAATTACATCAATGGGTATCTTTGGATTCTTATCTAAAGCACACAACGACCAAAACTTAGTAAGTGGCGATGTTCAAAGTAAGATTGCTATCTACGATGAAAAAATTAAAGTAGCAAAGGAAAACATCGATGCAAATCGCAAAGCACTCAAACAAATGGATGAGGCTGTGGACCAAGTTATGGGTCGAAGTCAAGATGAAAAAGGTGCCGACAAAGCAGTTGCGTTACGTCGAGGGCAGGCCAAAGAACGCACTAGATTACTTTCTGAGATTACAGCCGAACAGAAACTTATTGCCCAACTTAGTGAAGAACGGGCACCCATTGCCGCAGAAGTGCGTAAGGTGGAAGCAGAAGTTGGTCCAATAAAATACATAGCCAAGTTTATCTACGGTGACAAAGGAGCAGATGAAAACTTCTTAGAACGTGCTGTAACTTGGATTATTATTCTTATTGTTATTGTGTTTGATCCATTAGCGGTTATTATGTTGTTAGCTGCACAAATGACCTTTGGCTGGTACAGACAACAAAAAGCACAAGACAGCTATCCTACAATAGCAGACTTGGATAGAGATGTAGGTGAACCACCTACAGAAGAAGAAAAGAAAGAAATAGAAGAGGCAAAAGAAAGAAACTTTGACTGGCCACCATTCAGTTCGTTATGGCCATTCCCATCAGTACAGAAACCTGTAGAAATTCCTAGCGAAACACCGTCGACTGCCACAGGAGGTGATATAACAGCGCCGGAGCAACCAGCTATAGATCTTGAACCCGACTTTCTTAAACAAGCAGAAGAGCGTGTACAAGAACGCATTGAAGAAGTTAAACAGGAAGAAACACCAGTTCCGTTAGAACAATGGAACAAGATGATTGAGGAAGCTGAAAAGGCAGTTGAAGAAGAAACAAAGGCAACAATTGAACCAGACTTTCCTAAGGCAGAAGAAACAGAAGAATCAAAAAAAAAGACGTATATGACCAAGGACGAAGCGGGCAAGATACAGATCAAGGACAGATCGTAGCAGGGTATGTGCAAAATGCAGAACAAAGTGACGGAACACTTTGGTCAAGAATAAATGCAAGTAGACTAAGACCCAAGGACGAATTGTACAAAATCTATGATGTTGATCGTTTTCAAGATTTGATAATTGATAAATTTACAGACCCATCCTTGTATGAATTTGTTGAAGAAACAAAAGCTCGAGGACCAAAGTTTGCTAATTATTCATCAGAACGACTACAAGAATTTGCAGATAGAATATATGAACTTAGGAAAAATAACTCTAATAACACCACCAGATAAACTGTTCAATATGAATTTGAGTTATCTATTAGTTAAGCCTTCAAACTACATTAAACAACAGTTTCAAACTATTTTAAGTAAAAGCATTGATGATTTAAACATTTTTATGTTTGATGAACAAGAAACTGATATTAGTTGGATGTTAAGCGTTGCACAACAAGTAGATGTAGTTATTGTAGATATCGACAACTGCGATGTAATTACTCAAAAGTTTGTCACATTTCTGCTGGCACAACCCAACGCACACTATATAACTAAAGACGAGACAACTCCATATAACCTAATTTCAAAAAATAGAATTTGGGATTTGGACCAAATCGTAGAACAATTTTCTGACAACCAAGAGGATGATGATGAATCACAAGACTAAAGGAACTGGTGTTACCGTTAGAGATAACGAAAACATTAATCAAGCACTAAGACGTTTCAAACGCAAAGTTGAAGACGCAGGCATTTTGGACGACTTACGTAAAAAAGAATTTTACGAAAAACCAACTACAGCCCGTAAACGAGCCAAAGGTGCAGCCAAAGCTCGTTGGCGCAAGAAGCTCGAAAAAGAGCAATTACCAAAGAAAATGTATTGACATTACAACATTCTTGTGTTACAATTTAGTATCATAATAACGAAAGATACTAAATGGCTAATACAGATGTAATGATTGACTTAGAAACATTGGCGACATCCACAGATGCCGCCATTCTTACCATTGGAGCAGTAAAGTTTGATCCTTTTGGTATGGACATAGAAGAACCAGCAATGGATAGTTTTTATGTCAAAGTAGATGTTGATAGTTGTCACGAGCTCGGCCTTGTTGCAAACGACGACACTATTGCATGGTGGGCTAATCAAAGCAAAGAAGCACAAGACGAAGCCTTCAGTCCCGACAATCGCATTCATGTAGTCGATGCATTTAATCAGCTATATAAATTTTGTTGGGGAGCAAAACGTGTTTGGTCAAACGGTGCGGCATTTGACATTGTGATTTGCGAAACAGTTTTCAAACGTATTAACAAGGCAGTACCTTGGAACTTTTGGCAAGTACGTGATGTGCGTACCGCATTTGACCTTGGCATAAATCCTAATCGCCCTCCAGTATTAAAACACCATGCATTAGAAGATGCATGGAATCAAGCAGTTGGTATACAAAATGTCTATAACACTTTGCGTACTAGCACCACACGAGATGGCAAATATCTCGCACCTTTTAGCAATGAGAGATAACATGGACAAACAAACAAAAGAAGTAATGGATATTTTACAAGAAGAATGTGCAGAAGTAATTCAAGCAGTTAGTAAAATAAGTAGGTTTGGACTAGATAATTTAAAGCCCGGAAAACCCAAAACTAACAGAGAACATTTAGAAGAAGAACTAGGCGATTTACAAGCCATGGTAGAAATCCTACAAGAGCTTGATATTGTTAGTTTTAGCAATATTGAAAAAGCCGCAGAAGCCAAGCGTGAAAAACTAAAAATTTGGTCAAATATTTTTAGTTCTGAAAGAGAAAAAGTATAAATACGAATGTAGAGCGCCGTTAGGGCTTTATATATTCTTGCTTAACAAAGGAGAACAGAAATGAGCAAAATCATAGGTATCGACTTAGGTACAACAAATAGCTGTGTAGCAGTACTAGAAAACGGTAAAGCTAAAGTAATTGAAAACAGCGAAGGTGCAAGAACAACACCATCGATTGTTGCTTACACACAAGATGAAATTCTTGTTGGTGCTACAGCAAAACGTCAAGCAGTCACAAATCCCAAGAATACAATTTACGCAGCCAAGCGTTTAATCGGACGTAAGTTTGAAGAACAGGCTGTGCAAAAAGACATTGGTCTAATGCCATACACTATCATCCGTGCAGAAAACGGTGATGCATGGGTAGAAGCCAATAATGAAAAACTAGCACCTCCACAAATCAGTGCTGAAGTTCTACGCAAAATGAAAAAGACTGCCGAAGACTATCTAGGCGAATCAGTCACTAAAGCAGTTATTACAGTTCCAGCATATTTTAACGACCAGCAACGTCAAGCAACTAAAGACGCAGGTAAGATTGCTGGCTTAGAAGTGTTGCGTATTATCAACGAACCAACAGCGGCCGCACTTGCTTATGGTGTTGATAAAGAATCTAAGAAGGATCGCAAGATTGCTGTGTATGACTTAGGTGGTGGTACATTTGATATTAGTATTATCGAAATTGCTAACATTGACGGTGACAAACAGATTGAAGTGTTGTCAACAAACGGTGATACATTCCTAGGCGGTGAAGACTTTGACCAGGCTATCATGGATCACTTAGTTGAAGAATTCAAGAAAGAAAACGGTGTTGATCTTAAGAAAGACATGTTGGCTCTACAGCGTCTAAAAGATGCCGCAGAAAAAGCCAAGATTGAATTGTCTAGCTCTGCAAGTACAGACATCAACTTGCCATATATTACCGCTGATGCAAGTGGCCCTAAGCATTTAAATGTCAAACTTACCCGTGCTAAATTTGAAGCAATGGTAGAGAAACTAATTGAGCGTTCAATTGACCCTTGTAAAGTTGCTATGAAAGATGCTAATGTATCTGCAAGCGACATTGACGAGGTTATCCTTGTTGGTGGTCAAACACGTATGCCTAAGGTACAAGAAGCAGTTGAAAAATTGTTTGGTAAGGCTCCACGTAAGGACGTTAACCCAGACGAAGCAGTTGCCGCTGGTGCCGCCATCCAAGGTGCAGTTCTAGCAGGCGACAAGACTGATGTTCTATTACTAGACGTTACTCCATTGTCACTTGGTATTGAAACAATGGGCGGTGTGTTCACTAAGTTAATTCAAAAGAACACAACTATTCCTACTAAAGCCAGTCAAGTGTTTTCTACAGCAGAAGACAATCAGCCTGCTGTAGATATCAAGGTAGCACAAGGTGAACGTGAACTGTTTAAGTATAACAAGATGCTAGGCGAGTTTAAGTTAGATGGTATTAATCCTGCTCCACGTGGAATGCCACAAATCGAAGTTACATTTGATATTGACGCCAACGGTATTATGAATATCAGTGCTAAAGATAAAAGCACAGGTAAAGAAAATAAAATCACTATTAAATCAGACAGTGGACTATCCGAGGCTGAGATCCAACGTATGGTTCGTGAAGCAGAAGAAAATGCAGAATCAGATAAAAAAGCTCGTGAACTTATCGATGCAAAAAATCAAGCAGAAGCTGCAAGCCATTCAGTTAATAAAGACTTTGAAACTTACAAGGATCAATTAACTGACGAAGAAAAGTCAGCTTACGAAACAGCCAAGACATCGTTGAATGAAGCTATGTCTAGTGATGACAAAGAAAAGATTAACGAAGCTGTTGGTAAACTTTTTGAAGCAGCAGGTCCAGTTATGGCTAAGAAACAAGCCGCTGAATCTGCCGCTCAAAACCCTGCTCAACCACAGGGCGAACAAACCGTAGATGCGGAGTTCAAAGAGGTTGATAAAAAAGACTAATCGTCTTATAATAAAACTGTAGGGTGCCGATAGTCGGGCCCTACAAAGTTCTTGCTTAATAAAGGAGATCTAAAATGACACAATTAAGAACTATTGATACAGCGGCACTAGCCCAATTAAACAGAGCCCTAGTTGGTTTTGATCGTTACTTCAACGATCGATTCTTTCAAGGAAGCCAAAATGGAAATTATCCTCCACACAATATTGTAAAGTATGATGAAACACATTACGGTATTGAAGTTGCAGTAGCAGGATTTAGTAAAGAAGAAATCACTGTAGAAGTTGATCAAGATCAACTAAAAATTACAGGTAAAAAGTCCAGCGACGAAGACAAGGAATATTTACATCGCGGGTTAGCTGCTAGAGATTTTGAACAACATTTTACACTAGCAGAATACATGGAAGTAAGAGGTGCTGAAGTTAAAGACGGTATGCTTAAGATTCAAATTGAGCGTATCATTCCAGAAGCACTGAAGCCTCGTGTAATTGAAATTAAATAACAGCAACCGGGGGAGGAAACTCCCCCAACTTTGAAAGAGAACGAAATGCCTAGTACTGATATTCAACTAGATGAAAAAATCAAAGTAACTATTCAAGAGCCAAAGCGTTGGAAAGTTATTTTGCTTAACGACGACTCAACTCCTATGGAATTTGTAATTTCAATTTTAGTTGAAATATTCAAACATACTCCAGAAACCGCAAAAGAAATCATGTTAGAAGTTCATGAAACAGGAAGCGGAATCGCTGGTGTTTACAGTTTTGAAATTGCAGAGGCCAAAGCAGTTGAAGCCACACAACAGGCACGTACTAATGGATTTCCTCTCCAAATCAAACTGGAGGAAGAATGAGTTTAAAAGAAGCCACACACGAACAGCATCGAAGAGCAGAGACTAGACCGTTTGTTAAGTTGTTATTTTCGGGAAATATTAATCCTAAGTTATACGCAACATATCTTAAAAATCAACACCCAATGTATGAAGTGCTAGAGGCTTGTGCTATGCCTCATCAGTTATTGCACGGCATCCCTGATATACGTAGAGCACCTGCAATTCTTGAAGATTTTATTGAACTGTGGGGAAGAGACAATACAGAACAACCTAAAATTTGTCCAGTTGTTAACGACTACATAAAATACATCTTAAGCATAAAAGAAGACCCACATAAACTAATGGCACACATTTATGTTCGTCACATGGGTGATCTAAGTGGCGGACAAATGATTAGTAAACGTGTACCAGGTAGTGGTAAGTTTTATCAATTTAATGGCGACACAGAAGAAATTAAAAATGCTATTAGAACCAAACTTGACGACAGCATGGCCGACGAAGCAAAAGTTTGCTTTGATTTTGCTACAACACTATTTGAACAGTTGATGGATGTAGCCAAAGACTATGAGTAAAGTATGGGATACACTGATAGATATTCAACATCTATTAGAGGAAAGTTTTGATGCTACAGGTAAAGAAATATTTGAACCTGGAATGGATAGGTTTAATCAGCCTGGTTGGATCAATCGCGTTTGGACCAGTAATGATTATCGCCGTGCTCACGTTGATGTCGTAGATGCTCGTGAAACTAAAGGCCTGTGGATGATGCATTGTTGTATCTTCCCACACATACACAATCCTGCTCCTATATACGGCTTTGATGTTGTAGCTGGCAAAAACAAAATGACTGGTTGTTTTCACGATTATAGTGCCGCTGGCGATCAGTTTCATCCTATGATGGATTGGTTTGGTGAATATGTCAAGCGACTAGAATGGCGCAGAGAACGTGAACTTCCGGACTGGGCAAAACGCATTTTTAGCCCGCACATGGTAGCAGCAGGCAATGTGCAAGATGAAACAGAATTAGAACAAATTACACAAATGGCTAGGGATACCCTGGCACACTACTTAGAAACAGTAGCGGAAACTAATAATACAGCATTAGATACCACTACATATCAAAATTACTATTGCGATAATCAAAAACAAAATCCACATACACCGCGTGTTATGGCTAGTTTAGGGCTAAACGAAGACGATGTACGTGTTTTCATACAGGACTGCCTCTTCCCAGAAATAGCATAAATATTGTTACTATGCGATTTTCTGATATTAAAATTCTTACCCCTATTTTTGAGATGGCAGCAGATGCCATTGCCGACTTAAAAAATGCCCTAGCTGGAAAAATTAAACAATTACCAGCGGACGAAGGCACAGTAAAGACTCTAAGAGAAATTGAAGATTTACTAAGAGATGTTAATGCCGGCGGAAGAGTAGGGTTGATCAATAAAGACCTTAAAAGTATCGGCGATCCAACTGTAAATGCTGCACAACAACTATTAGCTCGTTATATCATAAGCATTGATGCCACTCCTGAACAACGCAATGAACTTTATAGTTTATGGAGGGCTGATAAACTTGTAAATCTTGACAAAATGTTAGAAGGAGATCGTGTAGGCTTTTCTGAAGTTTTTGCAGGTTACGATACTAATCCGTTAATTCAAGAATTAGTCGATGAATTAATGAGAGTTATGGCACTAGGACATGGTAAGGGAGAATTTGGCCTAAGTGTGTTAAGTAAAAGAATTAACAAACCAGAGAGCACCAAGGGAGATTTATTAGTCAAATATGGCGGGAAGACATTATCTGTTGAAGTTAAAACATCGGATACTGCTCCAGACAAAAAAGGTTCTCTTAAGAAAAGTTCTGCTCGTTTTGGTGATCAAGAAGTTCGCCCTACAGCAGATTACGCAGAAGGATCTAAAAAACTCAACGCATTTGCATCTGCTTTAATAAAAAAATTAGGGTCAAAAGGTCTGTTATCTAATCAAGCTAAAAAAGGGTTAGGCGACAGCGGTTTAAGTTTGACAACTGCAATTGAACTAGTTAAAGCAGCAAGTCCCGATGAATCTAGTACATTATTGGGTTTGATACGATACAATATTAAACAAATTTTTGGAAACTGGGGCGATTCAACTAAAGAAGGATATCGCCCACCTCGTCCAGAATATAGACAACGATTGATGAAAAATATTA